TTGCAAATATGGATTGAACTAAAGGGAGCTTTGCTCCCTTTTTTATACCTGAGATATGTTAATATTATCTGTTGACTTGAGACCGTCATTAATATATTCAGAAGACTTCTTATATGTTGAAATATCTTCAAGGTCTAGTAATACATCTTGGAGATATTTTTGTTTTAGAATAGAGATGTTTCTCTTACTATCATTGATTTCTTCTTCATACTCTATGTTAGTAACAGGAACTGAAACATCACTACCAGAGTATGACACCATATATCCTAAAATGTCATCATAAAATTCTAAAGCAGGATTATTTTCAAGTTTGTTTTTATTGAAGAATGTTTCATCAACTATTAAACCTGCTTTTTGAACAATACTCCCATCAGTATTCTTAATTTCTAATGTCTTATAATGTTTAACCGCATATAAATTTTCATCAGTTTTGTATTTTTGATAGACATAATCAGTGAATGCCTGTTGAGATAATGGCCATTCATTGTATACATCTATAATGTTATTTGTGATGAGTATTACCCAATCATATAGTGGTGTGTCATAAAACTTTTCTGAAACTTGTTCTGGTCTTTCGTCACCAATGATCGTATACTTTGTAAAGAAGACACTGTTTTTAAACAAGTCATCTCTAAGTTTTGCTCTACGAAAGAAATTTTTAGCAATCGTTACATCCTGACTTGAATTTTTGTCAGGAAGATTTGCGTAATATTGTATGTTTGGTAAAGTTTTAAAATACATGTTAGAAACCTATAGTTGAGTCTTGACCATTTGCTCCATCCAACTTATCATAATCTTCATCAAAGATTGGTTCTATCTCTTGGAATGAAAGTGTCATTTCATATGCAACCATTGATCCATTACCATACGTCATGTATGAACCATCTGGCATATAGTTGACTGATATATTTTGTAATGCAGCAGGTTTTACTCTTGGTAGATATGGGTGTATGACCGTCTTTCCTGTATTTTTTCCATCATGTTCAATATGTTGAAATTCTATTTCAAAAACATTTGGTGATGCCAAAAAGATTCCATTGCCAGCTCTCTTAACAGATGCACCTTGTTTTATCCATCTTATAATTCTCTTAATTGCTTGTGATTCTTTTTCATTCCTTGGTGTCATTTTAAATGAGAAGTTCCAAGTTCTCAGTTGTGGTCCACGGAATAACAATTCCGTATTTGGATTTAGAATCGCACCAGTTGATCTTTGAAGAAGATCGTTTTCAGACATTCCTAGAACTGCTCCTACAATGGATGCATTTAAAACTGTTCTAGCAGCTGCACTATTTGCCTGAACGGTTTTTGCTGCCCTTCCAACTTCATTTCCAAGAGCAGTAGCAAAATTTCCACTGTTTAATATGTTGGCAGCAGCTGTTACCCCATATGCTTTTAATGGTCCAAGATCTCCATTTTCCCAACTTACAGGATTCGAATCAACTAGATTTGATGGTATGGGTAGATTGATCGTTGCTAAAATTTCTTTATTTCTTTCGGAAAATCTTGTGAGTGATAAGTTCGTTACTGCTTCAGTATCTCCTTCTCCAGTAGTTCCTACTTCTGTATTTCCACCTAAAGATATATTTGGATCTGGTACATATCTGATCATTCTTATGATAGTAAAGTCATTCCCATCATAAGCTTCTGGATAATTTAGAGATCCTTGATATGTTGTTCTTGCTTTAACAGAAGTGCTTATGAGTTTTTTAGTTGTCTCTGAATCTTCTGGTGTAATACTAACACTTCCTCCACCACTATCTCCACCAGGACCATTTGCTCCTCCTGAAGGAGTTTCTGATTCGGGTGTTGCTTGTGGTGGTTTTCCTACTAAAGTATTTGCCTCTTGAGTAGATATTACATCTTCTTGATTTCCACCAATAGTTTCCGTTGTTGTCTTAGAGTCTTTTGCTATTTTGGCTTTTATGTTTTTGTCTAAGTCTTGTGAAAGATTAGATCCACTATTTGATAATGCTTTTGCTGTTGCTGCTCCAAGAGTTATTCCTTCTTCAGATTTCCATTTTTCACCAGCTCCTTTTTCTGCAATTTTTTGTCCACCTCCAAGTGCAGCTGGAGCGGAACTGTAATATAATTCAGAAACAGCACTGTTTGCTACTGGTTTTTTATTTTCAAGTGCATATGTTGTTATTACTTTAAAATATAATTTTGTTACTTTCTTTCCATTTAATATTTCCTTTCCGGCAGTATCTTCCACATAATATGGAGACCATCCAGTATCTGATGTGACGTATATTTTGTCTGCCATTACTTAGTTTTTTTAAGTATTTATCCTAAACTTTTGATAGTTGAGGGATAGTAATGTATTTAGTTCCTCTTTTTGAACAATATGCAAATTTCCAACTACTTCTAACCAAGTATAATTATGTGGAGATTTCCAATGAAAGTTGTATCCTCTAAATCCCCATCTAAAGATGTCTGAAACAACAACTAATGGATATTGATCATATTCAATTTCAGGTGTCTTTGGTGAGTAAACAAAGGTATATAATTTTCCTATATCTGGTATTACTTCAGTCTCTCTAAGAACATCAAGTATTTCTAACATCTTGTCATCAGAATTTCTTTGAGATTTTATTTCATCAATTTTATCCTGAGGAAATCTGTTCATAACCCTAATTCTTTTTCTGTGATGATTTTAAATTCCATCATTCTGTCTTCACAAAATTCCTTAGCAGCTTTCCACTTTGCTTGGTTTTTTGCGTAAGTCATTGTTTCTCTAATTAGAGTTTGTTTTCTTTTATTTTTTGATGCTGATGGTTCTATTGTTTCTCTTAGTGGTTTTATTTCTACAACAGCTTTTTTAATTTCTCCAGTTGATGAGATGTACTTGATCAAAAAATCTGGAAAATATCTTTTTACTTTATTTGTAGTTGGGTCAAAATATGGAATAAAAAATTCTTCTGAACTGTATTCCAAAATATTTTTATTATCATCGCACCATCTCATGAATTTTAATTCCCAACTACTTCTATAAATTATATTTCTAACATCACCTTTATATTTTTCTGGATTTCTTGGATGAAATCTACCTTGATAATATTTTCCGTCACGAGGCATTTTTCTAAAACTTATCTACATAGTATATAATCAGTAAAAATATTTAGTTCTAATGGCAGGGAACATTCCAGTCAGACATTATAAAACATCTGAGATTATAAGTAGGTTTTCTAAACTTGCTCAAACATCTCAATATTATGTTTGGATACAGCCAAATTCAATCGTTGACGCAAAAATAAAAGATAAGAAAAGTAGTGCTAATCCTTTTCAGTTAAGTCCTACTTTTACAACAGAAGAACTTGGTATGTATTGTAATGAAGCATCACTTCCTGGAAATTCTTTTGCTACAACTGAAATGACCACTGATCTTCCAGGAGTATCTCAGAAGTTTCCATACAGAAAAATATATAATGATCTTCAATTATCATTTTACGTTGATCAGAACTATGAAGTTATTAAATTTTTTGAAAAGTGGATGAGTTATATTGCAAGTCCATATGGATCAGGTTTTGCAATTAATGAACAAAGTGGTCAAAATGGTTCTTTTAGATTTAATTGGCCAGATAATTATAAATGTAATATCTACGTTGCAAAGTTCAATAAAGACAACTCTTTAAATGATGCCATAGCATATAGATTTATAAATTCTTTTCCAATAGATATCACATCAATGCCCGTTTCTTACGAGTCTTCTGATGTTTTAAGGTGTTCAGTTTCCTTTGCTTATGATAGATATGTGTTTGATCCAACGGGAGAATCTATCTCTACCGTTATTGAACCACCAAAACAAGAATCAGCATCTCAAGATCCAATAACCGTTTTTAATCAAAATGTTAAAAATGGTGAATATGTGCCAAAAATAACTGATCCTACTTTATTGGCAATTAAACAATATGCTTCTCAAGGAATCACTGGTGGAGGTGTATCTCCAGAATGATCTTATAATTAGAGAATAAATAATCACACCTGATTTGTATAGATCATTATGCCATTACCTAAAATTGCATTACCAGAATATTATCTGCAATTACCTTCAACGAAACAAGAAATAAAATATAGACCATTTTTAGTTAAAGAGGAAAAGGTATTAGTTCTTGCTTTAGAGAGTCAAGATAATAAACAAATTTCGTCTGCTATTAAAACTGTTCTCAACAATTGTATTATCACTAAGGGAATAAAAGTTGAGACTCTTCCAACCTTTGATATTGAATATTTGTTTTTAAATATTCGTGGCAAATCTGTTGGAGAGGAAGTGGAAGTAACTGTTGTCTGTCCAGATGATGGAGAAACTACTGTTCCAATTAGAATTTCTCTGGATGAAATTGAAGTTCAAGAATCTGAAACTCACGAAAAAGATATTAAGTTAGATTCTGATCTGTCTATGAGATTAAAGTATCCATCATTGGATCAGTTTATTAAGAATAATTTTGATTTCACTGGTAACAATGCAAATCTTGAACAATCTTTTGACTTAATTGCTTCTTGTATTGATGTCATTTATAACAAA